ATGTCGCCGAAGAGCGACCGCCGTTTCCTTTCCGAGAGATACCGTACAGTGATATGATAGATAACTTTCGTAAACTTCAAAAGGCAGATTATACAAAATTTATTACGCCGATAGAGCAGATAGAGAATGAAGTGATAGAAAAGTATGATGACTACAAATACGAGTATAAAACGTGCGGACAGGGCGTTATAGACGGGCCTACGACATATAATCAGTGTAGCGACTACTTTATGAATCATTTACGATTACGGTGTGGATCGTATGGTTTCATGGCACCAGCACAAGTTTGGGAAGAAGGAACTGCAAAGAAGATATGGTCATCTATTGGTGGATTGTGGAGAGGTGTAAACAGTACACAAGATTTAAGTCCCAAGAGTGTAATGGAAGTATTGCGACTTGGAACATATATTGCAACTCAGTTTAAACCAATAGTGGCGAAGGTCATTTATAATATGACAGATGCCAAGACAGTATTAGATACGTCAATGGGTTGGGGTGATAGACTAACAGGATTTTTTGCATCAAACGCAAAACATTATATTGGGTGTGATCCAAACCCGAATACATTTGAAATGTACTCCAAAATGATTAGTGAGTATAGAAAGATGGCACCAGACAAGACTACAGACATATACAGATGTGGGGCTGAAGATTTGCCATGGGATAGAATAAAGAATATTGATTGTGCATTTACATCTCCACCTTATTTTTCTACAGAGATGTATAATAAAGGTGGAGAGTTTGAAGAAGATCAATCTTGGAGTAAGTTTAGTGAGTATGAAAATTGGCGTGATGAGTTTTACTTGCCAGTTGCACTAAATAGTTTTAAGGCTTTAAGTGAGAGTGGATTTTTAATGGTCAACATTATGGATCCAAAAATTAAGGGGGCGAGATATCGTTCATGTGATGAATTGGTAGATAGCCTCCAGCCTGATTTCCTAGGGCAAATTGGAATGAGAATTATGCAACGACCCCAAGGGAAGAACAAATTTAAAACAAAAGAGGAGTTGGTGGAGTTTATGAACAAGCTCTACATAGAAAACGTATGGTGTTTTGGAAAGAACAAAATATTTGATTTCTGGCGCCATACTAGGCGGTCAACTCTGGAGGGATTATTTTAATGTTAAAATCATTTTGGTGGAATAGAGATTGGGCCCTGTGGGCATGGGGTGGACTTATTCTACTAATAGGATCATTGTGGTTACAGGTGCAGATGACAGTAGCCATCAATGCGTGGTATGGAGTATTTTATGACCTGCTGCAAAATGCAGGAGATTATGTAGAGAAGCCTCAAGAAGGTATTGGTCTATTGTATTCTCAATTGATTTCGTTGAAGTATACAATGAGTGGCTTTGATAGTGAAGTTGCTAAAGTATCTTTTACAGAGATTGCATTCCCGTATATAGCTCTTGCTATTTTTACAGGATGGTTTGCAAGAATATATGGACTGCGATGGCGACAAGCTATCACATTCAGTTACATTCCGAGATGGCGTGCTGTCGATGGAGAAATTGAAGGTGCATCACAACGTCTCCAAGAAGATTGTAACAGATGGGCAAGAATCATTGAGTCATTAGGATTGCAAGTGGTACGAGCAGTGATGACATTGATTGCGTTTATTCCAATCTTGTGGGGATTCAGTGACAAGGTAGATATACCTATCATCAGAGATATAGAAGGTTCATTAGTATGGGCAACTCTGATAGTATCTTTAGGCGGTATGGCAATCAGTTGGTTTGTTGGTTGGAAACTACCACATCTAGAGTATAACAACCAGAGAGTAGAAGCTGCCTTTAGAAAGGACTTAGTGCTAGGTGAAGATGACAAGGTTAATTTTGCACAGCCTGAAACATTAGGTGAACTGTTCACAGGTATTAGATATAATTATCATAGATTGTATTTGCATTATGGATATTTTGATTGTTGGGTAGTGTTCTATGACCAGTTTATGATTATTGCACCTTACCTTGTAATGGGTCCTGGTTTGTTTACAGGTATGATTTCTCTTGGTGTTATGGTGCAAGTCAGTAATGCGTTCAGTAGAGTGCATGGAGGCTTTGCTTTATTCTTACACAACTGGACAACGATTACAGAACTGCGTTCAATATGGCGTCGTCTGCATGAGTTTGAACGAAATCTAGTGAGGTATGGACAATGAGTGGCGAAATGATGTTGTTAGGTGGAATTTTTATAGGCATGGTTGGCATAGTTCTTTTAGCACATTGGGTTGATCGGCGTATTGTCCGAAAGATTGAATTGTATGAAGATCGTATGGTAAAACAAGGCATATACAAAAGGCACTTTACAGATAAAGGCAAGAATTAATAGAATGGTATATAATGAGTTTAAGTGAAGGAGAAAAAGAAGATGTCAAATTTCTTAAAGAATGTTCTAAAGGAAACAGGTAATGAATATGGTACGATTGTCAGCGATGGCCTTGCTACTGCTGATGTTAGTGGTTATGTCGATACTGGCAGTTACATTTTTAATGCTCTTTGTTCCGGTAGCCTTTATGGTGGGATACCTCAAAACAAGATTACTGCCCTCGCTGGTGAATCAGCGACTGGCAAGACGTTCTTTGTTCTTGGAGTCGTTCGGGCCTTCCTCGAATCGAACCCGGAAGCGAATGTAGTATTCTTTGAGAGTGAGTCAGCTATCACTAAAGATATGATTGAGGAACGTGGTATAGATTCTTCAAGAATGGTGATACTACCAGTTACAACAGTACAAGAGTTTCGTTATCAATCATTAGCAGTTCTTGAGGCTTATGAAAATGATGAAGAAAGAAAACCTATAATAATTTGTCTTGATAGTTTGGGTATGTTATCCACAACGAAAGAGATAGAAGATACAGAAGCTGGTAAAGAAACTAGAGATATGACACGGTCACAGATTGTTAAGGCTACATTCCGTGTACTAACATTGAAACTTGGTAAACTTGGTGTGCCATTGATTCTAACGAATCATACCTATGATGTAATTGGGTCGATGTTCCCACAGAAGGAGATGGGTGGCGGTTCAGGACTCAAGTATGCTGCCTCACAGATCATTTATCTTTCAAAGAAAAAAGAAAAGGTTGGAACAGAAGTTGTAGGCAATATAATTCATTGCAAAACATATAAGTCTAGATTGACTAAAGAGAATCAGATGGTTGATGTCAGATTGTCTTATACAAAAGGTCTAGATAGATACTATGGATTGCTTGACTTAGCTGAGAAATATGATATAATAAAGAAGGTATCTACAAGATATGAATTGCCTGATGGATCAAAACAATTTGGCAAAACAATTAATGAAGATCCTGAAAAATATTTTACTGAAGAAATTATGGGCAAATTAGAAGTTGCCGCACTTAAAGAGTTTAGTTATGGCTGAAAAATACGATACTGTAGAACATAGAAAGAATGGTGAAGCCGCCTTTAGAATAAGAGAAGGTAAGTTTAAAGGCATAATCTATAATTATGTGAATATTAAATTTCCTATATATGATGAAGAAGGCGGAATGATTGATCCAGAGGAGGCAGGAAAACTCCCTTTACGATTTAATTTTGACATTTTATCAAACCCAACAGACTATACAATGGAAGAATTGGGACACGATGATGAGTTTGGAATTATATTGGGAGATATTTTACTGGCTGAATTAGAAGAAGCTTTAGACCGGGATGCACTGAAATTTAATTATGAGAATAGAAACAACAATACTGAGCAGTCTACTTTACAATGAAGAATATACTAGAAAGGTAATCCCATTTATTCGTCAAGAATATTTTTCCGATCATACAGAACGAACGATATTCAAAACGATTAATGATTATGTAGAAAAATATAATAACAATCCTTCAATAGAATCACTTAATATTGATATTCAGAAAGCTGTTTTAAATGAAGATCAACATAAAACGATTCAAGGATATCTTTCTGAACTTTCTTCATCAGAATCAGATTTTAAATGGTTAGTCGATCAAACAGAAATCTGGTGTAAAGAACGAGCCATCTATAATGCTATATTTTCTGGCATACAAATTATAGACGGTAAAGATAAGAACCAGACTCCAGAAGCTATCCCAGCAATTTTGTCCGATGCACTTGCAGTATCTTTTGATACTCATGTCGGGCATGACTATATCGAACAATCTGAAGAACGGTTTGAATTTTATCATACCGTAGAAGAAAAGGTCCCGTTCGATCTAGAATTTTTTAACAAGATTACTAAAGGCGGTATGCCGAACAAGACTTTGAATATTGTTCTGGCAGGCACAGGTGTAGGTAAATCTTTATTCATGTGTCATGTTGCTGCTGCAACACTAATGCAGAATCTTAATGTATTGTATATTACATTAGAGATGGCAGAGAAGAAAATCGCTGAACGTATAGATGCAAATCTTATGAACATTTCCTTGGATGATTTACACGATCTTCCAAAGAGAATGTTCAGTGATAAGATTGGACGAATTAAGAAAAAGACTAGAGGGCAGTTGATAGTCAAAGAGTATCCTACTGCATCAGCTCATTGTGGACATTTTCGTGCATTGTTTAATGAGTTGGCTCTAAAGAAATCTTTTAGACCAGATATTGTATTTGTAGATTATCTAAATATTTGTTCGTCTAGTAGATTTAAAATGGGCAACAGTATTAACTCATATTCATATATCAAATCTATTGCAGAGGAGATGAGAGGTCTTGCAGTTGAGTTTAATATACCAATCATGTCTGCAACGCAAACAACAAGAAGTGGGTTTGTATCAACCGATGTAGGTCTGGAAGATACATCAGAATCTTTTGGATTGCCTGCAACAGCAGATTTGATGTTTGCAATTATATCTACAGAAGAATTAGAAAAATTAAATCAAATACTAGTAAAACAATTGAAGAATCGTTATAATGATCCAACAACTAATAAACGATTCATTATAGGTGTAGATCGTGCTAAAATGAAATTATATGACGTTTCACAAACAGCACAAAACGATTTAGTAGATACCGGACAGGAAGCAGCGACAGTATTTGATAGATTTAAAGATTTTAAGATGTGATAATATATAAATATAAGAAAACTTTGTGGAGTCCTATGAAATCTTTTAATCAATTCAATGAAGCTGTTTCTAAAGAACCCCGAACACCAGAATTAAATATAGATTCTTTAGTATCAGCTGAAGGGGCGACTATTGCTACACAGGTATTAGAAGCAGGTGCAGTTT